CGCCAGCTCCATCAAATGAGTTATTCTGCGAGGGACTAGGGATTTTCCAACCCAGCCCCTGCGTAACACCGATTGACGGCGCTTCGTGTACGATCTGACGGAGAACGGAATCTCAATAACTTCGAGATTCTCACTTCGCCGCTTCTGCGAGGCATCAATTATATCGGGAGAAATGGCGGGCGGACGTCTTGGTGCTGTAAAAAATCTCAGCAACATTGACCATCCACCTATTGTACCATTAATAACTCTCCGACTACCGACGCGAAAGACGTTCCACTCGAGCCTTTGCAGGCCTTTGTTAGAACGTTTACGTTTAGGTAGGTGAGCCTCCGGCACTGTCACGAGACTCGGCACGGGTAATCCCATGCTGTAGTCCGGTATAGCTCCATATACTAGGAGCAACATCCTTACGATTTCATCGTAAGTTGAGTAACACTGCTGTTCAAAGAAATGGTTCGCATAAGCGACCCACGCCTCTAAAACATCAGGGCAACGGTGACTTGTCCAGGGTGTCCGAATTCGGACAGGTGTGACGGACTCGCCTAAAAAGGCGTCTTCGCCACATGATTCTCTAAAGAATCCACTGACACAACTCTTATCGCGGTTGATTTTCAACCCAAACGATTCGAGGATGCGTATAGCTTGCGCGGCTTTCGCCGTTTTGACTATGACGTCATCACCATACACGAGTAGTGAGCCCATGTCGGGTCTACTACTGTACACTAATTCTGCCGCTTGTAGCAAGCTCCATATAGTCAACGCCATTACTGGGAAGCATAATGCTGAACCCATTGGTGCGAACTTCTGAAGCTGTTTAATGCTACCGTCAGGTAGAATCGTTGACAGACTCCTACAATTCTGAAGAGCACTCAAAAGAGGCTCCGGAAACAGTAGGTGAACTAAACCAGTTGATACCCGATCGCTTGCTTCATTAAGATCTAGAGTGGCATAGTGCCCTGTAGATGAGCCCAAAAGGGCTCCAAAGCGATTAGGCAACTGATCAGTGAAGTGGATATTATACCTTGTTAAAGGGTGTCTCTCCACATGGCGTACGATCGCGTCCTTTAAGCCTTGTTGGACCCATTGAAATTCAACGGGTTCACAAGATATCAAACGCGGTCCGCGCGAATCCTTCTCCACGAGTATAACTCGTGCAGAATTCTCACGAAAATTGAAGGTTTGTATTTCCTTCAATTCGTCGCAGACGTGGCCCGCTGACGCATAAAAGAAAGCGTCAAGAGGATACGTCTTAGTGATCCGTTCGCTGATACTCTTAAACACGTATTTATCCCAAGGGAGTTGCCTTCCGGCAACAGCCCCAGGGCCGTGATGAGGAGTTATATCAGTTGGATCAAATTTCCAGAATACTTTCGCAAGTAGTCTGCGAGCGACCAAAACCACTTCACCCAGATCGGGAGGATTTATTTTCCCCTCTGAGCGAAGCTTATTTGTCAAGTAATCGGCGATAGCGTCGAATTTGACATTGTACGGCAACAAATCATCGTCAGTTTTAATAAACTTATCGATGACCTTCTGTTCTTGGTCTGCCGAGTAGCCTAATTTGAGCTTATATAATACAAAGCACAAACGGCGTACCCAACGTACTGAGAACACACAGGGTGTTGGAAGAACCCTACCACAATTATCGAAGATACGCTGAAAGAGCTCACCGAGAAATCTCGGAAGCTTACTATCAGGGAGGCTGTCAAAGGCCAAACTATTAGAGTTTAGCGGAACTTCTCCGGTCAAAGCACGATCAAACGCTTTGCCCAGACGTGGTAATGTTTTGGTGTAAAAACCAATTCCTTCCCGTGTCGCGCGTTTTAAGACCTTTTGGGTCGTCAAGCGCGTGGCACGTGGTGTAAACACTGAACTATGTGACTTTTGCAAGTCAACTAGCAGTGCGGCGATGATTCTACTATACGAATCTATGCTTTTACGTTGGTCCATAAGGATTCAACTCATAGAGCATGAGTCGTCGAACTGCAGTTGATCTAACCAATGATATATAGACACACAACCGGAGGCCTTTCGACCCCCGGCATTTAGCGTTCGGCTGCGTTCAACTTCAGCGTTCCTAATTTGGAACCGAGTTGGTCAGAATCTCAGGTGAGATAAGTCCTCCGTCAACATCAAGTTTTAGATGAGCGAAGGCGCAGCCCAATATGAATAAACATAAAGCCGCAATGGCCAATGTGAAACTCATATAGGCGTAGTGTCTGCAATGAATACTCATAACGGGGCTTACAAACCCCCGCTGAGCAAACAGGAATCACCGTTACCACTACCGTCAAACAGTACTGTCGTTCCTGCACCAGTGGTGCAACAGAACGAATCCAGCTCTGCGCTGACGTTATTGGCTTCGGTCATGGCTGACAGTTCCCCAACAGGGATAACTGCAACCTTGTAGAACGAGATCGGAACCTGCTTCCCTGAAATGCCAGTGACATACTTGTCCACTCGCGTCAGAGAACGCCGGACCCGGTCAGTACCACTACCAGTCTCTTGGTGACTTACCTTGATTCTGTGTAGTAAAGACGGAGATTCGCCAATTTGCGCGAAAATCCTCGTTCTGCCTTCCTGCGACAGGTGCTGGAATTCAACCTCAGTACCCGCCGCATTCTTAACTTCATTGGTATTTAGTGTATTCGACAAACTCA